CTTGATAAGCTGCAACAAAGCCCTGGCACTCGTGGCCGCGTTGGACTCCGCTGATGACTGCACAATTCCCCGGCATCAAACCAGCAGAGCGCAGTTTCCGGCTCGGGCAGTATCCCGTCAAAAGCTATCGCGCTTTATCTGGTGCCACAGTCAAGCGAGCATTTGGTAATCGACCATACGGCTATGAATTGCAACTCAGTTTTGACAATATCACCGATGCCGTAACATCTCAGCTTATTGACCATTACAACGCCACCTATGGCGGCTTCGAGCGTTTTACTTTACCCGCTGAACTATTCGCTGGCATGAACGCCACGCTAACCAGTAAAATTCAATCACCTACGCAAATCAAGTGGGAATATACCAGCCCGCCTGAAGTTAAATCCGTCATCAGTGGACGCAGCACTGTCACCATTACGCTTGCCGGGGAGATTGAATACTGATGACCGAAATTCGCCTTGCTCAGTATTTCAAGCTAGTAACCACAACGCAGACATTGCGTTATCAAAATTACTTTGTAGGTGCATCTAGCACTTACCTCAGCGAGTCCTACGCGTTTGCGCCATTTCGCGCTGAAGGTGCCCTAGCATCACTTAATGGCGACAACGAAAATCTGCGCATCCTGTTTCCGAACGTTGAAGTAGCATTGCGGCTAGTAGAACAAGCCAACGGTAATCGTTTGAGTGAGCTGACCTTTGTGACGGCATGGTTAAATGCAGCAGAGCAAGTGATCACAACTGTCACTGATTACTACATCGGCATTGGCGCTAGCTTTAATGACACCACAATCGAACTGCGATTTCGTTCTGCAGTAGACAGTGTTGGCAGCGCTTTTCCGGCTCGCACATTAACCCGCGAACTTGTTGGACCACTGCCGCTAAACAGCGAGTTGTACTTGCGTTGAACGATTTAATCGGCTTGAAGCGCGCATGGGGCGCCTATCCAGGCGATGGTTCTGGAACAGTCGACTGCTGTCTGTTGTTTGCAGAAGTCCGCCGCCGCCTTGGCTATTACGACCACACGCCTGAGTTTGCGTGGTATTTCAAGCAGTACACCGATCAGACCTTCCCGCGTCGCATCATGGCAAAGTGGCTTTTGCAGAATGGCACACGATTAGACGGTTCTGAGCGTCACGCGGTTGTGCTGCTGCCTGGCGCAAGCGGCGGCGCCATGGGTACAGTATTGGATGACGGCAACGTGCTGTTCATCACCGAAAAGTCCGGCGTCGTCATCGCTCCGATACCCGCTGGCACTGGCCATTACTTTCGGCTTCACAAATGACACGCCGCCTGCTGCCATACGAGCATCAGCTCATCAAAGAGCTTGGCATCAGCGAAGCGGAATATCTTGAGTTTGCCCAAGCGCAATTTGACCACTCGCGCGTCCCCGCTGACAAGCTTGCCACGCCTCAAAACTGGGAAGTTGTAGCGATTGTCCTGACTGTTGTCGGCGTTCTATTTCAAGTTGGCGCGGCGTTACTGGCACCCAAGCCTGAACTGCCATCACAGCAAAACCAACGCCGTCGTCGTGATCAAGCTTTTGCGCCGCGCTTTGGTTTCAACAGTGCTCAAGAGCTGGGCAAATATGGCGATCCAGTCAACCTTGTCTATTGCAATGTTGATCAAAATACTACCGGCGGCGTTCGCGTAGCCACATCATTGGTCTGGTCTGCTGTTCAAAGTTTTGGCTCCAGCCAGTTCATGCAAATGATGGCTGTAATCGGCGCAGCAAACATCAACCCTTCCGACATTGACCCAGAGCGAATTGCATTCGGTCAAATGCCAGTGCGGCAATTTAGCTCGCAACGTTACTGGCTTTACATACGTGAAAACGGAATCTTGCGCTTCAAAGATGAACTGGGGGATTCCGGTAAAGATCCATCTCGTGGCGATGATCCTAAAAGTAGTTACGCCTACCGCGCAAGCCTTGTTGGCACAAAACGCAAAGATGGCTTTAGTCAAGCATTTTCGCCTTCGACATTAACGCGTTGCGGTGTATTTGCGCCAATTCCTATTAACGTTCGTTATTACGACAGAAAAGACAAAGGCCAAGCAACAAACGCTGAGCTTGGTATTGAATTAGATGATCGCGGTAATTATTGGCCAAGCAATCGCTTAGATAATTCTCGCGCTGTCGTACCAATCGGGCATCGCTTTAAGATGCGTTTCAAATCACTTGCCAGCAGTGGTGCCAGTGATGTGCGGCAGGCTGCATCTGAGCTGCGTCGCACATTAGTTAGCAACATTGATGTCGCTAGCACTTACAAACTCGGCAGCGCTCACCTGCGTGTTGTTGGCCCTGTTGACGACTTAGAGCTTGATAACGATGCTATCAACGTAACGTTTGAATGCGTACAGTCTGGCATTTGCCCGCACGAAGATTACGCAACCGTCAACTTCAAGCAAAATGAAGAAGAAGCGCAAGAGGAAATTATTCGCTTAGATGCTGAAATTGCTGAGCTAAACCGGCTTCTCACAGATACACCACCAATCCTCAAGCCTGGCGTCGGCAACAACGTCAACGCTCGCTTAAACGAAATTAACTCCACTCTTGATTTTATCGAAGACTTGCGCGATAGACGCTGGACTGCCGATGAACTTGAAACATTAGCCTCCGATGATGGCGGCGGCGGCGATGGAACAGTTCAAAGGTTTGCCAATAAAGTACAAAACGCTAGGGACAGACGCGCAGAGCTAAAAGACAGAATTGAAGACCAACTAGATAAACCTAGCAGAAATCGCAACAGGGATAAAATAAAAGATTGGCGCCGTGAAATCAAGGATATTAACAAGCGCCTGAAAAACCTACAGGCAAAACTTGACGAAGCAATTAGGCAGTACGGCTTTGACGGCAATAAAGGAACAAGTCTACGTCAAGAACGCAAGCAAAACTTGCGCCGTCAAGCCAAGTTGCAAGAGGAAATTGCACAGCTTTATGGTGACGCCAACAACATTGATAGCGGTGCCACAGAGGCACGTAGCCGAGGCTGGCGCGATCAAATTAACAACAAATTATCCGAACGCGCTTACTACGAAAGCGTTCTCAAAGACCCTGAACTGTTGAACGACTTCTTTAACACCAAATGCTTGGTGAAAATTGAAGAAGCCGCCTACGAAACTATTACCCAATGCCGTGTTGTTGACTTTGCACTTAAGACTCGCGTATTCAAGCGTGTGCAAGGTCGCCAGAAGCAATACGGCGAAGTATCGATGGACAACTACAAGGACGGTGACAACGGCTTAAAGCTAAGGTCAATGTTCTTTTGGGTCTGGTATCGCCGCACTGGACAAGACTGGACTCGCGTCCAACGCATTTTTGTTATCCGCCGTGGTTCCGATGTGGATAATTACATTTCACTGAAATTTATTGCTGATGATAATATCGGCAACTGGCAGTTCAAGTTTGAGCCTATCGCTGAAACTGCCGCAGAAATGCGGTATCACGGCTTCAGTGATTTTGCCTACATCGAAAATGCGGGCAACGATAAAACAATCGATGGCCCAGCAGGCGGCAGATTTACCTTTAAGGGTAAACTCCGCGACCGCGATGGTTTTGTCGCCCCAATCAATCGCAATCCATCTGAGCTTGACGAATGGGGCTTATTCTCTATGCGCTCAGATACCCAACTAAGCTTCAGTTTTGACAATGGCCCCGAGCTTGAAATTAAAGCTGTCACTGAACAAAGCACCGAGTCGCTCTCGAATTATCCGGGGCTGTATAGCAACTTGACGATGCTGGGATTCAATATCTACAGCGGTCAAGGAGTTCAGGATTTGCGTTCCATGTCGGTGTTTGTTAATAAAGGCAAACTGGTGCGGCAGCTTTACGACGACGGCACTTACAGCAGCACTCCTAATGTCGCCACCAGTTATTTGCCAGAAGTTTTCCTAGACACGATTATTGATACTGTTGATGGCATTGGTCAATATGCCAAGGTTGCCGGGATTGATCTAGTGGCACTGGCTAAAGCAAAGCGTTTTTGTGATCGTAACAATCTTTATTTTGATGGTGTCATTGCCGAGCCTACGTCATGGCGGCAGTTCTGGGCTGAAACCGCACCGTACAGCCTGCTGGAACTTGGACGCATTGGCGGCAAGGAGACACTTATTCCTGCAGTGCCATGCGACAACGCTGGCAGCATTGATCGCACGGTGCCAATTACTGCCATGTTTACAGCGGGAAATATCCTTGAAGATTCCTACAAGGAGGAATTTATTGACTACGGCAGCAGCGTTCAAGATTTGATTGCTACGGTGATTTACCGCAACACTGAAACTGATGGCGTGTTTCCACGCAACGCAAGTGTTGACGTGTCGTTGAATGACGTAACAGAAATAAGTGCGATTCGCCAAACTTTTGATTTATCCCAATATGTGACCAACCGCAGCCAAGCGATCATGTACGCCAAGCTGCTTTGCCAGCAACGTCGTCATATCCGCCGCAACATTGAATTCCGCACTTTTCCGACCGACAGTCCACTATCCCCTGGCTCATACATTTATGTTGATGTAGGCCAGCAAGAATGGCAAAGCATTTACAGCGGGCAAATTGAAAGCGGTGGCGCGTTAAACGTACCGCTGACGCAAACCGTGCCAAACGGCACCTATAGCGTTTTGCTGTACCGCACAGGCGAGTCAGTCATCAGCACCAGCGCTTCAATCAACGGTAATGTCGCCAGCAGCCTTGCCGGTTACGAAGGCTGGTTGTTCGTACTTGGCACGGCGGTCAAAGCCAAGCGCGTCTTCCGTATTGTTGAAGTTCAAATGGATGAGGAGGGCGAAGTCAGTGTTCGCGCCACAGAACACCCCTGTGATTCAAATGGGCAAAGCTTAATCGCTGATTTTAGTGATGGGCTGTTTACGGTCCGCTAACCTGAAATTACGCACAGTGACAAGTCATGGGTTTTTACACTGGACGATCCGGCTCCTTGGTCGTAAGCGGGAAGCCTGTAGCCAAAATTCGTGACTGGTCCCTAGAGACTACCGTAGAACTGCTCAGCACCAATACGGTTGATAGCACTAACAATACCTTCACGCCTGGGATCAAAGGCGCATCTGGTAGCGCCACGTTGATGTACTACAGGCTGGAAGCTGGTGAATCCGCTAACTACACTCAGTTCACTGCGCTACTCAGCAAAATCCACAAGCTTGGAGCGATCACCGAATCCGACCGTGTACTAATGCAGTTGCGGACCAGTGCCAGCGCTAACGACGACATCCAGTTTTACGCCTACATTACTTCTGCACAGCTCAGCGTTTCTACAGGCGAGCTAAATGCAGTGCCAATTCAGTTCACTGTTGACGGTGATTTTCTTGCTGGAGGCGTTATCGAATGACCGTTTTCCTTGGAGCGCATGGCACAGTTAAATTACGCCGCAGCGCTGGAAATAAATTAAATGAAGTCATAGATGCTATTGACCCTGCAGATGTCAATACCAGTCTCAACCGCATCGGTCTTGATACATCATTAGATAATATCCTTACGGGTGATCGCGTAGACATTACTACGACTGATGCACGTGGCCTGGTGTGCTTTGCCGCTAGCGCATGGCAGTCTGCCACTGTGGAATCTGCGATCTCCGCTTACGTCAACGTCAACGCCGCTGGTGGTTTGCGCTTTTTCGCCACCTTTGCTGATGCGGTAAATAACAATCGCACTGCTGAATTAACGACGTATGCCTTTACCGGCGCACCTATTCCGATTGCTTACGCGATTCGTGACGTTAGTTACAACACCATTGGTAATGTCGTCAGCTACCAACTCAATACTGACCGTGAAGCGCTTGATGCGACAACGCTTAGCGACAAATTTAGAAATCAATATGCTGCCGGCTTGATCAGCGGTAACGGTACAATCGACTGCTTGTTTGATTACTCGACAGACGGCAGCACAGAGACACCGCTTGTGATGCTGCAACTGATCCAGCGTTTGGACATCGGCAGTGAATTTGAGTGCGCCTTTTATTTGACTGACGGCGATATTGACCCTAATGCACAGACCATTTTTTACCAAGCCACCGCGATGGTCACGCGATCAGGGGTGGAGGTTAATGCCAATGATGTGATTCGCTGCGCCATTGATTTTGTAACCACTGGCGAGATCAGGCTTTTGGTTGGTCGCCCAGCGGACTACATCCTGAAAGAAGATGATGACCGTATCCAGCTTGAGCAGTCGCTAGCCTTCCTGTTGCAGGAAACCGCCGACTAAACTGTTACTAAGACCGCTGGTGTTTGGAGGCTGAGCCTTGTCGGACCAACGTATTACACAATTACCGGCACTGGCTGCAGCTTCTACAGCCGCTACCGATGTACTGCCTGTTGCTGACGTATCAGCCAGCCAGACCAAGAAGATCACAGTCAAGGACCTTGTTGATGCCGGGCTTGACCTGGTTGATGCCGGCAGCATTGATCTGGACAAGCTGGATCAGTCCAGTACCACCAAAATTGGCGCAACCGCCCTTGCTAGCGGGGCGGTAACTGCCGCCAAGCTTGCGGCAGACTCCAGCATTGCGGTTGATACCAGCGCACCAGTAGCTGATAACTTTGAAGGTCGCGGCTACTACAACAGCAGCACAGGTGAGCTGCAGGTTTACGCTGCCGGCTCCTACGCAAACGTCACAGCATCTATTGCGGATGATTCCGTTACGACCGCCAAGATTCTTGACGGTGCAGTAACCACCGCAAAAGTCACTGATCTTGGCACTGCAGCATTAGCTGATGGCGCGGTCACCTACGCCAAAATCCAAGATGTAAGTGCCACCGACAAGTTGCTTGGACGCAGCAGCGCAGGATCCGGTGAAGTAGAAGAGGTTACCTGCACTGCAGCCGGTCGAGCACTGCTTGATGATGCAGATGCTGCAGCACAGCGCGCCACACTCGGTCTTGGTACGCTTGCCACTCAGTCCGGCACCTTTTCCGGCACGCACAGCGGCACCAGCTCTGGCACCAATACTGGCGACCAAACCATCACGTTGACAGGTGATGTTACCGGCTCCGGTGCTGGATCGTTTGCGGCCACGATTGCAAGCGCAGCAGTTACTGAAGCCAAGCTAGCTAGCAACGCAGTTTCTACCACCAAGATCGTTGACGATGCTGTAACCGCCGCAAAACTTGGCGACAACAGTGCGATCATCGTCAGTAATGCCACCCCAAGTGGTGATGGCGCGTTTACTGGTCAGCAATGGCTGAACACTGCAACTGGCCTTGAGTACACATGGACCGGCAGTGCATGGCAGCGTCAGGCGGCGATCAACACGATCACAGTCAGTGACGCCACTCCGCTTGCCTATACGGTCAGCTATCCCGATAATTTCAGCGCCAACATTGACGTAACGCTTGACACGCAAGCAGCCAATCGCGTCTTTGCTGGACCCACTACTGGTGTTGATGCAGCGCCTACATTCCGCGCTTTAGAGCCGGGTGATCTTCCTGATGCCACCAGTAGCACCAAGGGCATCATTCAACCTGGCACTGGCTTAAGCGTTACGAGCGGCACGCTTGATCACACCAACACAGCAACAGCAGGCAGTTACGCCAAGGTCACAATTGATGCGCAGGGGCATGTCACTGCTGGCACCACACTTGACGCGGCTGATATTCCTGTACTAGACAGCAGCAAAATCACAACCGGTACGTTCGGCACTGCATTACTTGCGGACGATGCAGTAACAGCAGCAAAGCTTGCTGATTATGCCACTGCGCAAATCGGTGAAGCATTACCAACTGCTGATTTTATCGGGCAAATCTTCTTTAATCCGCTTGATAAATCGTTCTACCTCTGGGATGGTAACGTCTGGCAGCCCATCGGTGTATCGCTGGGTGAATTGGTCTTTGCTGGTACTTATGACGCCAGCACCAATCTGGTTATTACAACCACGACGGTTGGCGCTGCTGTTGGTCTTGCTGCAGGGGAAGCGCTGCCTACCGCGTCAAGCACGCTGACCTCGTATTACGTGGTGGTTGCCGAAGCAGGCACTGGTGTAGCACCGGCACCAGCAGTGCCACTTGCGCCGCCAGACATTGTTCTTTGCGATGGTGCCAACTGGACCGAAATTGACGTGTCCAGTACATATGTGGCACAGACTGCCTCAAACGTTGGTTTTACGCCTGCTGGCACAATTGCAGCCACCAATGTTCAATCAGCCGTTGAAGAAGTCGCAACTGAAGCTGCTAATGCCAGCAATTTAACCAGCGGCACTGTTGCAGTTGGACGCGGCGGCACTGGAGTTACCAGCTACACCAAAGGTGACCTGCTGGCAGCTTCGGCTGGCACCACGCTAAACAAACTTGGCGTTGGCACTAACGGCCAGGTATTACGCGCCAATAGCGCTACAGCAACCGGCTTGGAGTGGGGTGCTGATTTCGTTGGCACTGTCACCAGTGTTAGCGGCTCTGGCGCAATCAGCGTTGCCACCGGAACAACGACGCCGGCAATCAGTGTTGCAGCCGCAAGCACCAGTGTTGTTGGCGTTGTCCAACTTAGTGATTCCACTAGCACTACCAGCTCGGTACTTGCTGCCACTAGCACTGCGGTTAAGTCTGCCTATGACCTTGCCAATGCAGCACTGCCTAAAGCTGGTGGCACGGTAACTGGCAACATCAACCTTGATACCAACGTCAGCTTGGTATTTGAAGGCACGACGGCTGACGCGTTTGAAACAACGCTTAGCGTTACTGATCCAACGGCTGACCGCACTATCACGCTGCCAGACGCATCTGGCACGGTTGTGCTTACCGGTGACCTAAGCAGCTATGGCGCACTGGATGGTGCGCAGACATGGACCAAAGGACAACGCGGTGAGATTACTGCCCTGACGGATGGCGCCACGATTACGCCGGACTTTGCCGATAGTAATAATTTCAGCGTGACCTTAGGCGGCAACCGCACGCTGGCCAACCCAAGCAATGTAGTTGCCGGTCAGTCGGGTTGCATCTGGATTACGCAGGATGGCACTGGTAGCCGAACACTGGCATATGGTTCAGATTGGGAGTTTACTGGTGGGACAGCACCTACGCTGAGCACTGCTGCTGGTGCGGTTGACTGCTTGGTATATGCCGTGCAGTCTGCGACCAAGATCACTGCCACCCTGATCACCAACCTGAGCTGATGATTCCCGGAAGCGCCAACCCCCTGTTGCTTGCTACTGCTGCTGGAGCTGCTGAAGAGGGCATCTCCAGAAGCCTTCGTTTCAACAGTAGTGACAGTGCCTACTTAAATAAAGAGTTTTCTACAAGCCGAGATGGTGACGGATTTACTCTTTCATTTTGGCTAAAGAGGAACAAACTTGGGACAGAACAAATC